AGCTAAAGAAAGAAGAGACGGGGATGTACTAATGAAATGTCCCGCATCCACTCAAGACGTAAAGCTAAATCTCAAGAATCGGGATTGGGCATTTAAGAATGTAGGCTACGGTCCTGCTAACCCAGATTACGAAGATACCGAGTTTTGGGCTGAACGTGCTAAAGAATGGAACACGACAGAGGACGAGGCTAAGACAATGCGCTGCGGTAATTGTGCTGCGTTTATTGTCACTCCCGAGATGGAGATGTGCATTGTCAACGGCATGGGTTCAGGCACAGGCGGGGACGAGTACGAGGCAATTGCAGACGCAGCCGATTTAGGCTATTGCGAGCTGTTCGAGTTTAAGTGTGCAGGTAGCCGGACTTGTTCCGCATGGCTTTACGGCGGTCCTATTACTAAAATTCCTACCGAAAGACAGCGCAATACTGTTGCAATGGCAAAGGTAGAGTACGAACGGGAAGATGACGAATGAAAGGTCTCTACGCAAATATCAATGCCAAACAAAAGCGCATTGCAGCCGGATCAGGCGAGAAGATGAACAAGGTTGGTAGCAAGGCAGCACCATCCGCTAAAGACTTTAAGAAAGCCGCTAAAACGGCTAAAAAGAAATGATTAAGCGTGGCAAGGAAACATTCTCGGGCTTTAACAAGCCTAAGCGCACTCCTAGCCATCCTACTAAGTCCCATGCTGTACTTGCCAAATCAGGCGAGGACACAAAACTTATCCGCTTTGGTCAACAAGGCGCTACAGGCAGTCCTGACGGTAGTAAGCGAAACGAAGCGTTTAAAGCTCGGCACGCTGAAAACATAGCTAAAGGCAAAATGTCCGCAGCTTATTGGGCTAATAAGGTCAAATGGTGATAATCATTCCTGTTGTCTTAGTGTGCATTGCAACAGGATGCAGCTTTATACAGGGCTTAGTACAGTATTCCGAGTCTGATTGTCAGGCTCAATTGCTAAAGATATTAGAGTTACTAGAAGGCTTACAAACCGTAAGTACTTGTGTAAAAGTGTATGTTTCGTAGTTAAGCTGTACTTAATACGATGACCCGTAAGGAATCGGTAATGAATAAAATACAGGAAGACAATTTAACAAACCGTGGTAGGGGAAGACCTAAAGGCTCTCCTAACCGGACTACCGCATCCGCTAAGGAAGCAATTGCTCAAGCGGCAGAAGGGCTTGGTGGTGCTGATAGGCTAATGGCATGGGCGCAGGAAGACCCTGCTAACGAGCGTGCATTTTGGGCAACCATTTATCCTAAGTTGTTACCGTTGCAAGTAAGCGGAGAAGACGGTGCGCCGATTCAAGCCGTAATTACATGGCAAAAGTAATCGAGATACCGTATCAACCCAGAGAGCCGCAGCTAGAGATACACAAGGCGATGGATGATAGCCGCTTTGTGGTGGTAGTAGCGCATCGTAGGATGGGTAAGACAGTATCGGCTATCAATCAGCTAATTAAGTCTGCTATCGAGTGCGATAGAGAGCGTCCAAGGTTTGCGTATATTGCACCTACATACTCTCAAGCTAAACGGGTGGCGTGGGATTACCTGCTTCACTACACAAGACCGCTAGGCGCAGAGGCTAACATAGCCGAGATGCGGGTGGACTTTTGGGATAGGCGCATACAGTTATACGGGTCTGATAACCCTGATAGCTTGCGTGGACAGTATTTTGATGGCGTGATCTTAGACGAGATTGCAGACCAAAACCCTAAGATATGGAATGAGATTGTCAGACCTGCCCTAGCGGATCGCCAAGGCTGGGCAATGTTTATCGGCACACCTAAAGGTCAGAACCATTTTAAGGACTTGCGGGATAGGGCAGAGGTAGAGCCTAACTGGAAGATGCTTGAGTTTAAGGCGAGCCAGACCAAACTTGTACTTGAGTCTGAGCTAGAAGCCGCCAAGCGTGAGATGGGTGAGGATAAGTACAACCAAGAGTTCGAGTGTAGTTTCTCAGCAAGCGTAGAGGGAAGCTACTACGGTCAAATCTTGAATGGCTTAGAATCCGAGGGTAGATACCACAAGATAGAGCGTGATGACCTTTGCAAGACATTTGTTGCGTGGGACTTGGGCATGGGTGACAGTACATCTATCTGGGTCGCTCAGTTGGCTAATAACGAAGTAAGGCTCATGGATTACATAGAGAATCATGGGCAAGGTTTAGATTGGTACGTTCGGGAGTTGACTAACCGAGGTTGGCACAAAGCGCCTCAGTTACTACCGCACGATGTACAGGTTAGAGAGCTAGGCACAGGCAAGAGCCGTTTAGAGGTTCTACAAGAGGCAGGACTCGACTGTACGGTAGTGGGTAGGCTAGGCGTAGATGATGGCATACAAGCCGTTAGAAGGCTGCTGCCGAGGTGTTATTTCAATGTGCCACAGGTTAAGCAAGGTTTGGATTGTTTGCGTAACTATAGGCGAGAGTTTGACGAAAAGAGACAAGTGTTTTTCGACAAGCCTTTGCACGATTGGTCGAGCCACGGTTCAGATGCTTTCCGCTACTTAGCGGTGGGTATGGACGAACGAGGCTCAGGATGGGGTAAGCCTATCATTGTTAATACTAAGTGGGTGGTCTAATGTTTGTGGAACGCCGAGGCAATCCGGTAACTCGTGAAGAGTACGATAATTTATTAAGGCGTGTTCAAGCGCTTGAGGAAATGTATGGACGATGGGAAACTGAAGTCGATTCTGGAAAACGAAATCGACAACGCAATCGGGTATCTGGACACAGAGACAACGGAAGCGAGAACCAAAGCCCTTGAATACTACCTGCGTCAGCCGTATGGCAACGAGGTAGATGGTCGCAGTCAGATCGTCACGGGTGAGGTAGCAGAGGCTATTGATGGCGCTCTGCCACAGCTCGTGCGTGTCTTTACTCAATCGGATGATATTGTCCGCTTTGAGCCAAAGGGACCAGGCGATGAGGAAGGCGCTAAGCAAGCTACGGACTACTGTAATTGGGTGTTCTACTCGCAGAATCCAGGCTTTACGATCCTGCATAACTGGTTTAAAGACGCTCTCCTGCAAAAGAATGGCGTGGTTAAGTGCTATTGGGATGTCAAGGAAGATGTAACCAAAGAGGAATACCGTGGGCTGACAGACGAGGAGTTGATGCTCCTAATGTCGGACGGTAGCCGTGAGGTTGTAGCTCAGGACACCACAATAGTAGAAGAGATAGGCATGGATGGTCAGCCTATCGTTATGCAGACAAATGATGTAATTGTCTCAAAACGTACACAACATGGCGCAGTCAAAGTAGAGAATGTGCCGCCCGAAGAGTTTTTAATCAGCAAGCGTGCAAGATCAATTGCTGACAGTCCGTTTGTTGCACACCGTAAGCTGTTGCCACGTTCAGACCTTATCGCAATGGGCTTTGACCCTGAGATTGTGGAAAACTTACCGTCTTATAACGACCTGAGTTTCACAGACGAGCGATTGGCACGATACAGCCGAGGTGAGCAGCCGGACGAAGAGGCATCACTTGACCATAGTATGCAAGAGATTGAGGTGTACGAAGCCTATCTTATGACAGACTATGACGGTGACGGTATCGCTGAATTGCGTCAGATATTCTACGCAGGTTCAGACATCCTAAGCAACGTAGCAACAGATTACAACCCGTTCCACTCGCTTTGCCCTATCCCGATTCCACATAAGTTCTTTGGTGAATCGTTGGCAGACCGCAGTATGGACATTCAGTTGATTAAGTCTACTGTTGTCCGTCAGATGCTAGATAACCTTTACCTGTCTAACAACGCCCGAGTCGGTGCTGTAGAGGGTCAGGTTAACTTGGATGACTTGCTGACCGTTACGCCTGGTGGCGTGGTTCGCATGAAGTCTCCTAACGCAGTCGTACCCATGCAAGTGCCGAGCGTTATCGCCCAAGCGTTCCCAATGTTGCAATACTTGGATGACGCACAAGCTAAGCGCACAGGCGTATCGGATATGCAGCAAGGGTTAAACCCCGATGTGTTGCAGAACGTAACGGCTGCGGCTGTGGCTGCGTCTACCGCTGCGGCAGGTGGCAAGCTAGAGCTAGTGGCTCGTATCTTTGCCGAGACAGGCGTTAAAACCCTGTTCCAAGGCATCCTACAGTTACTTTGTAAGTATCAGGACAAGCCTACTGTCATGCGTTTGCGTGGCAAGTATGTGCCTGTAGACCCTCGTGAGTGGTCGAATCAGTACGATGTAGACATTTCGGTAGGTTTAGGGACAGGCTCGAAAGCCGAGCAGATGACTATGTTGCAGATGGTTCTTGCTAAACAAGAGGCGATCCTGCAACAGTTCGGTCCTAACAACCCGCTAGTATCTGTCGGACAGTATCGTGGCACGCTAGGTCGGTTTATCGAGGCAGCAGGGTTTACAGACAGCGCAGAGTTCTTTAAGGAGATTACTCCTGAGATTGAGGCGCAACTTGCACAACCTAAGCAGCCACAGCCTGACCCAACTACAGCGGCTCTGATTCAGCAATCACAAGCACAGATTCAGATTGCCCAACAGAAAGCACAGGCAGATGTACA